GCCATGCCTTAGGGCATGGCAAGGCTGACCTACCTGACCCCGGCGGGCTTCGGCCCGCCGGGGTTTTTTTGTGCCCGGCGACCCCCGCCCCACCCTGTCCGGGCGCGACGCTGCCGCGCCGCGCGAGCCCCCTTCGTACCTATGGGTCCCTATTTTTAGAAAAATGGTAAGGTGATACCATACAAGGTTGCGGACACCACCCAACAAGGTTGCGGGGGGTACAGGTTTACTCCCATGCCGAAAAATCCCCCGGAAAATCCGGGGGGTTGTTAACGAAATATTAAGGTTCTAAGGTATCTGGAACTTCATCCGTTGTTCACGACTTGCGTGCTAGGGTTACCGCCATGGTAACCGAGGAGAGGGGACACCCCCCACCATGAAGTACGACACGACGCTCCCGCTGGTCGACCAGCTTGCCGACGCCGCAATGGCCTCGCGCGACCCGACGACGCGCTCCCTCTTCACGGTGGTCCGGGGCAACCTCGACGACCACGTCGAGCAGTTCTTCCTGAACCCGACCGGCGACAACCTGACGGATCTCATCGGCTACTGGACCCGTGCCGTGCAGCTGCTGCGCAAGACCCCGGACGTCGAGGTGGCGCAGAAATAATGTGAAGGTGCAACTGGTAATGGCGTGGCACCTTGCCGTGGGAACCGACGCAAGGTAATAAGGTCGCAGATCACATCGCGCCTGCCGGCCTCCCGCCGCCATGGGCGCCAGCGCTCCCGGGAGAGTTGGCCCTGTCCATGTCATCGGAGATCATCGGCTGCGTCGTGCGCGCGGGCGCCGAGGGCGTGCCGATCAACGCCATCGCGCGCGCCATGGAGCTGCCTTACGACAAGGTGCTCCTCTATCTGCAGCGCGCACGCAAGCTGGGCGCGATAAGCGAGCTGCCCCGCCCCGACTGGCCCGCCACCACCACCACGACGACGCGCGCCCCCGCCGTCGCCCAGACTGTCGACACTTCACACCGGTCGCCCCGCGACACCGAGTTCCTCTGCCGGCACGTCTTCCGGCTCACGAACTTGGAGGCCGGCTTCTTGGTGGTGCTGCTCCGGTCGCTCTTCGCCGAGAAGGAGAAGCTGCATGCCGTCATCGAGCAGCAGCGCGCCGCCCGCCCGCTGCGGCCCTTGCAGCAGGAGGTCACCGACCCGAAGATGGTCGACGTCATGATCTGCAAGCTCAGGAAGAAATTATCCGGCGTCAGCGCCCCGTTCCTGATACGCACGTCGTGGGGCAAGGGCTACTTCCTCGACCAGTCGGTGAAGGACGGCATTTACCGTATGTTAGATGTCGGCGTGGCAGACTTGGCGCATGCCGGCGGCGTAACGCCGGACAATGCGGGGCCGGGGGCCCCGCCACGACAGGTCGCCCATGCCGGATCGCAGCCCGCCCAAGCGCGTAAGAGTCCTGCCACCGGGAACCGCTGACCCGCTGCGCCAGTGGCGCAAGGTGAACATTCGCGGAAAATCTTGGCCGCACACCCCTCGCTGGGTGCTGATGAGCGAGGCCGACTACGCCAAGACCATACCCGGGCAGGTCGAGACGGTGGTCGACTCCGGCGGCTGGCTGCCGGGACTGGACGAAGCCTTCATAGATGGGTACGTGCCGGGGGGCTGGACCCTCCCCCTCAACATCACCCTCGACTTCAAGGCCGGCAAGTACACCGTCAACGGCAAGACAACCCCCCTGCAGAACATCTTCGACCCGGAGTCGCGCTGGGGCAAGGTGGACCCTGCCGCCCTCGTGCCGGGCGTCGGCCTTTATTCCCCGAACGGGCAGTGCAACTTCGCGTTCACGCCGACACTGGCGCATATCCTCGTCTATCTCGGCATGAACGCGAAGGTGAACTACACCAACACATCGCTGGGCGACCTCAACCTGTGTTTCGTCGACGACAACTTCCGCACCTTCGCGGTGGCGGACGGGTCCGACATGAAGACCGACACATGCCGGTATACCGGCCCGGCCGGCAACGTCGTGACCCACAGGACCCCCGCCCCGGCACCGGGTACTCATCGTTTCGACTGCACCATGACGACGGTCACCGGGCGTATCCGCACCGACATGGCGCAGTGGACCGAACTTACCCACCAGAAGGCGGCGCCCGAGGGCATGCTCTTGGTGGGGCGCGTGGCGGGTCCCCTCACCGTGACCCGCATGGTGTTCGACTCGCTGCCGCAGGGTGCCGCCACGCTGCCGACCCTTCCCATAAACCTGCCCGACCTGCCGGACGGGGAGTAGCGCTCCGTGACCGATCTGGTGGACATGGTCGCGGACTACGGCGCCGTCCCCGACGCCAAGTGGGTCATCACCACGTTCACGCTGCACTCCGGCACCAAGATCCTCACCGCGTCCAGCCCGCTCTGGTTTCCCGCAGATGTCGGCAGGAAGATCCTCGTGCCGCCGCTGCCGTTCGGCAGCGTGTTCATTTCCGGCATCGCCAGCTACGCCAGCCCGACGCAGGTGGTGCTCGCGGATAATTCCCCCTACGAGTACGACGCCTACGAAGCCATCTTGGCGTGGGGCACCGACTCGACACCCATGTTCCAGTCGTTCAAGGACGACTGGCAGGGCTACTCTGGCATAATTCTCACTATTCCCCCCGGCATCTACCTGATCGCGGCGGGTAATTTTGGCGGGCTGTGGGACGGCATCCGCGAGATCACGGTCAATGCCACCGGGGCCACCTTGGCCGGTGGCATGTTTCAGGTGCAGGCGGCGGCGCAGTACCAGCTCGCCGGCTACTCGTCGTTTACCGCCACGGTAACGGCTGGCGCCACCAGTGTAACGCTGCTCACCCCTGCCGAAACGTCCAAGTTCACGGTCGGCCAGTGGGCCATGATGACCGGCTTCGACATGCAGCTGTACGGCTACCCGACCAACAACGGGCAGCTGGAGTACCACAGGATCGCATCCATCGATGCCGGCACCGGAGTCGTCACGTTCGAGACCCCGCTCGTGGAAGGTTACAAGTCCACGTGGCCGCTCTATGCCGACGAGATCCTGCCGCCGTTGTTTCCCAACCAGCGCATGGGCGGGCCGGCGACCCTCTATGTCATGCACCCGAACTTCGAGCACACCTGCGTGCTCAACGGGCTGGCCATCGCGCAGCATGCGCAGTACGGGGTGTCGGGGCTCGATATCACCTTTAACGATTGCACCTTCGAAGGTGTCGGGCAGCTGGGTCCGCACCCGACCATGGCGCACCGGGTAATCTTCAACGATTGCCACGCGCCCGGCGTCCTCTTGGAAATCGACAAGCTGGTCGACCTTATCGAGGTGAACGGTGGCACGTGGGACGTGCTCAACTACCAGAGCGCAAACAGCATTCGCGAGACGATCCTCGACAACGTCACCGTGCTCACCAGCATCGTCGGGTCGCCGTGGAAGCTCACGATACGCAACGGCTGCAACATCGCCTATTACCAGTGTGCCACGGTGTTCTTCGGGTTTGCCAACGAGCTTGTTGTCAGCGACAGCGTGATCTCCAGCTGGAGTTCGGGTGCGATTGGCACCTCGCATCGCACGCTGGACGGCGGCACGCAGGACGGCATCGACAAGGACTGCACCATGGCCGGCGGGGTGATCACCGTGCCGGCCGCGATGCGCGCCCACCTGAGCATCGCGCAGTGGGCCATCGAAGGTGGCAGGATGTTCTTCAACGATACCGCCGTGGGCATGGTTGGGGCGTTCACCATCACCGACGTGACCGAGAGCGGCCCCTTCGGCGACGTGCTCGTGCACACCGACTGGACCGGCAACAGCGGCGGTTTCCCGGCGCGCAGCTACGGTTCGAACGGGATGTGGCTGCAGACCCATCCCGCCCCCCTGTGCACGTTCACGAACGTGACCGGGTGCATCGAGGTTGAGGACTTCTCGCGCGCCCCTGCCGGCGCGCCGATGTGGAGCTACACCAAGCGCACCTACACCGGGCTGACCGGGTCCGGTCCCTACATCAACCTGACCGGCAGGATCAGGCGCATCCGGATCGACGTAACCGTTCCCTACACCGGTGTCGCCCCCACCCTCACCGTCAATATCTTTCCCGGCTGGACCAACGACATGGACGGTGCCGGCACGGTCAGCCTCGCGTTCGACGTCAACCTGCGCACTGCGGGCGTGCGCCAGCTGGACACCGATGACGGCTACCCGGCACTGTGGACCGGTACGCAGTCCGGCGACACCATGCCGGTCCCGGGACTCGCGGCGGACCGGTGGATCGCCGGGTTGCACTTCGTCAGCCAGAACGTCGTCAACCTCGCTCTGGAGTCGCCCGCCGTGTGGCCCGAATACAGCGTCGAGATCATCACCGATCAGCTGATCGAGGCGCCGCCCATCGTGCCGGAGCCGCCGGAGGCCACCGCGCAGGCGGTGTTCTGGCTGAATTACGTCCCGGTGTACGTCGCGCCGCCGTCGATCACCTCGCCCGCCACGGCCAGCGTGAACGAAAACAGCACTCTGGCGCACGCGCTCGCTGCCGACCTTGCTGTCACGTGGAGCATCGTGGGGGGTGCCGACAGCGCGAAGTTCGAGATCAGCGGTGCCACCTTGCGCTGGACCGGCGACGGCACCAAGGATTTCGAGAGTCCGGACGATGCCGACACGAACAACACCTACACCGTGACGGTGCGTGCCACCGGTGCCGGTGGCACCGCAGACCAGAACGTAACCGTCACGGTGCTGGACATCGACGACACCGCGCCGGGGATCACATCGCCGAATACATCGAGTGTCGACGAGGACCTTACCCTTGCGCACGCACTCACCGCCACCGAGACAGTGACGTGGAGCATCGTTGGCGGTGCCGATGCGGCCGGGTTCGAGATTTCCGGTAGTACACTTCGCTGGATCGGCGACGGGGTGCAGGACTACGATGCACCGGCCGATGCCGATGCCGACAACGCCTATATCGTGACGGTGCGGGCGACCGACACATCGGGCAACACCACCGACCAGACCGTTACCGTCACGGTACTGGAAGTGTCCGGGGCGATCACCGGCGAGACCACCAGCGTGACCGACACGCTCGTGACCGGCACGGTGGCATCGCCGGATACGCTGCTGCTGCCGTACGACTTCACATGAGAACGGGATAAATGGCCCTCGTCGACACCACTTGGTACCTGAACTTCGGCAACGGCAGTTCGACCGGCTATTATGCCGTGGCGCAGCGCGCACCCAGCACGGCTGTGGCAGCCGGAGCGATCCGGCGACAATTTACGACTCCGGCTGTTGGTAGCGAGCGGTGTTTCATCTGCACGGTTGCCGGTACCACTTCGGCGTCTGCCGATGCGACGTGGACGCTCACGCGCGGAGCCAAGTCCGCGCTGGACGGCACGGTGCAGTGGCAGGAGGTCACCGGGCAGGCTGCGCTGAACGGCGACCTGACCAACACGGCGACGTGGGCGCAGGTGAAGGCGGCAACGCCTGCGGTGCTCGGACAGGTGATCAAGCGCAGCAACAACGCCTCCTACCAGATCTGCACCACGGCGGGCGCGATGTCGGCGTCGGAGCCTGCGTTCTCCGATACGGCCGGTGTCACCACCACGGACACAACAGCGGTGTGGACGTCGTTGGGTGCGGTGAGCAACTTCACCGGTGGTCAGGCGCCGCATGCCCGTTTCAACAATGTCTTTGGTACAAGCTGGTTTGCCAGCGGCAACACGGTCTACGTGGGCGACAACCATGCCGAGGCACACCCCTCGGGAAACCTGATCAGTGGTCCCGTCAGTGCGTTACTGGCGAAGATCCTGTGCCACAACCACTCGGGCAGCTATCCGCCTGCGTCGGGCGATCTCACGACAGGTGCTACAATTGGCAACGTAAACGGTACTGTTAATTTCACCGGCAGCGGTTCGTTTTATTTTTACGGCATAACGTTCAGTGCGTTTGGCCTCGGGGTTATACTGGGAGCCACGGCTGCAACCAACCAGAACTGGTATTATTTCGACAATTGCTCCATGCGTTCGACCAGTACTGCCAGTTCGTCTGTTACTGGTATTTATTTTGGCGATAGCGCATCAACCACTTGGAACAACATAACTTTGAACAACACGACGGTTTCGTTCGGCCATACGACGAACAGCGTAATGCCCCGGAATACGCATTTTTACTGGAGAAACACCGGGCCGGTTCTGGTTTCCGGTTCGAGTGTGCCATCCGCGTTGATATCTCAGGCTTCTTCGCTCAACGGTCCGATTTTTTCAACCATGCTTGAAGGGCTCGACCTGAGCCAGATGACCGGGAGCATCTTTGCTTCTGCTTTTCCCGTGATGGGCAATGTTCTGGTCAAGGACTGCAAGCTCAACGCGACGACTTCCATTACCACGCCGACGAACACCGGGATGACGGTGCAGCTCGCAGCCTCCGACAGCGGTGCCACCAGCTACAAGTCGAGCCGCTACACCTACGAGGCGGTCGAGACCACCGAGACTAGCATCGTGCGGACGGGCGGCTACCAAGACCCGCAGGGGCAAGCCCAGTCGCGCAAGATCGTCACCACGGCGACCATCCAGTGGCTGCGGCCGTATGCAGCGCAGCCGCTGGCGGTGTGGAATGCGGATGTCGGGTCGCCCAAGACCGTGACGGTGTATGGCACGGTGAACTCCGCATCGCTGCCGAACAACGACGACATCTGGCTGGAGGTCAGCGGCCTGACCAACGCATCGTTCCCGGTCGGATCGACCGTGACCAGCGGCAAGGCCAATGTGTGGAGCGCGAACAGTGCGGGAACGTCGGACAGTTCGACGTGGGCTAACATTCCTGTAGCTACATGGGACACGTCCACTGCGGTCAATGTCGCGCTGTCGGGGGGCAACCTGACTGCGACGACCACAGGAACATCTGCCGGGCAGGGTGTCCGCACTGCGGATGTGTTCGGGCGAGACAACGGCAAGCTCTATTACGAAATCACGAACTCGACTCTGATTGGCGGGTCTGCTCCCAATGGGGCAGGCGTCGGCACCACGACTTCGACTTATGCTGCCATGATCAGCACTGCGACGACGGGTGCGATGGTCTATTTCTTCAGCGGGAATATCTGGGCTGGTGGTTTGAACACCGGCATTTCCTTGGGGGCGCGAGCCAATGGAGACGTTATCGGGGTTGCCGTCGATCTCGACAACAGGAAAATCTGGTTCAAGAAGGTCAACGGCACGCCCGGCAACTGGAACAACAGCGGTTCGGCCGATCCCGCAACGAATGCTGGGGGCGTCACGGTTCCGGCAGGCTTGATGGTGCCGTTCAACACGCACGGTGCTGTTGCTGGAAATATCACGGTCACGAACTTCGGTGCTTCTGGGTTTACCGGGACGGTACCGTCCGGGTTCGTGTCGGGGTGGCTGTTTACGTCTGCCTCCTTCAAACTCGTCGCCACCCTCACGCCTAACATGGCCGGCTACCTGATCCCGCAGGTCAAGGTCGCCAAGGTGAGCACGACGGTGTACATCGATCCGCTGGCCGTGGTGACCTGACATGGCATTCTTCGACACGACTTGGTACTGCAACTTCGGCGACGGTAGCACCACGGGCTATTACGCCGTTGCCAAGCGTGCGCAGAACGCTGCTGTCACGATTGGCCAGATCGTGCGTCAGTTCACCACCCCCAGTGTCGGCAGTGAGCGTGTGTTCCTCTGCACCGGTGGCGGGACCACCGCCAACACCACTGACGCCACATGGACCATCACGCGCGGTTCCCATACGACCGACGGCACCGTGGGCTGGCGTGAGGTCACCGGAACTTCCGCCATCAACGGCGACCTGACCAACACGCCGTCATGGGCTGGCATCAAGGCGGTCGGCACGCCGACTTCCGGTGTCATCATCAAGCGCAACAACGGTGCCAGCTATCAGCTTTGCTATACGACCGGAACATTGGGAGCTGCCGAACCAGCGTTCAGCGACACGGTGGGTGTGCAGGTCAACGAGAGCGGTGGCACGGCGCAATGGCAGTCGCTCGGGCCGGTCGGCAGTTTCACCGGAGGACAGGCGCCGTTCGCGCGTCTTGCCAGCGCTTTTGCATCGACTTGGTTTACCAGCGGCAATACCGTCTATGTCGGGGACAATCATGCGGAGACGCTCGCCGGGAACATCGTCATGGCCCCCAGCAGTGCGCTGATGGCAAAAATTCTTTGCCACGACCACTCCGGCAGCTATCCGCCCGCAGCCGGCAACATCATGACCGGTGCGTCGGTCACGACGACGGGTGCCACTAACATCACATTCAATGGGCAGGGATCGTTTTATTTCTATGGGATACGGTTTTTTGGCGGTACGACCGGCATTGTAGTGAGTCCATCGGCGGTGGGCCAGACGCAGAATTGGTATTATTTCGACAATTGCAGTTTCGGTGCGAGCGGTGCCACTGCGGTATTTGGGTTTGGTGCAAGCAGTACGGCTTGGTGCAGCGTTATTTTCAATAACACGACGATAAAATTCGCTGGTACCGCTTCAACCATCTTACCGTATTTCGCCAGTTTGGTGTGGCAAAATACGGGGCAGATACTTGAAGCTGGTTCGAGTGTCCCTACCAGCTTGTTTACTATGTCGTCCAGCAGTGGTCGCTTCAATAATATCACCTTGCGCAATCTTGACCTCTCCCAGTTCACCGGCTCTCTTTTCACCAACGCCAGCAACTCCTCCATCGGCACGCTCACGGTGCAGGACTGCAAGCTCAACGCCGCCATGACGGTCACCCGGTCGATCAACAGCGGCATGACCGTGCAGATGATCCGCTCCGACTCAGCGGCGACTGCGTACAAGTCCACCCGCTATCAGTACGAGGGCACCGAGACGACGGAGACATCCATCGTGCGGACCGGCGGTGCGGTCGATCCGACCGGTATCGCCCAGTCGCGCAAGATCGTCACGACAGCCAACGCGCAGTGGCTGCGCCCGTTCAAGGCCGAACCGATGGCGATCTACAACACCACGGTCGGATCGAGTGTTACCGCCACGGTATGCGGCACGGTCAACAGCGGCGCGCTACCTAACAACGACGATGTCTGGGCGGAATTCGAGTACCTCGGGTCGGCGACACATCCACTCGGCACCATCGTCACCACGACCAAGTCGAGCGTGCTGGCGAGCAATGCGGCGGTGGCGAGCGACAGTTCGACGTGGAGCACAACCCCCGTTCTAACGACGTATAATGGTACGACAACGGGGACAGTGACAGTGACAGGTGGCGGTCTTACCGTAACTCATGGTAGCACTACCAGCGGCATTTATGCCGATAGTCTGACTGCAGTCTATGCAGGTAAATATTATTTTGAGGTTACTGTTGGATCAAAAACGGCTAACGGCCATTCGGTCGGAATTTGGCATCCCACTCTAGCAAATACCAATGCTTTTTTAACTATATCCAATAGTGGTTGTGATATTTATATGAACACTGTTAGTGTTGTGACAAATATTGGTACGGCTATCACTGGGAGTGTCATTGGCTTTGCGGTAGATCTTAATTCTAACCTAATCTGGATACGTGTTAATGTTGGCAACTGGAACGGAAACGGATCAGCTAATCCTGCTACCGGTGTGGGAGGGCTGGCAACCTCTGCTGGATTACGTCAACCTTTTGTAAATTTTGCTATTGGAGGAGCTATTGATTATTTCGTAGGTAATTTCGGGGGGTCTGCCTACGCCAATGCTGCGCCATCAGGTTTTTCAAATTGGAATTCTGATTGGTCACCCTTCAAGCTCGCGACCACAATCACACCGCAACTGCCCGGCTACATCCACGCGCGCGTCCGCGCCGCGAAGATCTCCAGTACGTATTACATCGACCCCAAGATCGTCCTGTCTTAACCAGAGGAGACGCGCCATGTCTGGCATCAAGCACCCAACCCCGGAGCCCCAGCCCGGTTCGGGATCGAACCGGCCCGACGAGCCCTATCCAACTCCGGCGGCCGATCCGGGGGTGCAGCCGCAGAACCAGCCCGCGCATGTCGACAGCTTCATTCCGGTGCAGCACGTCGACGACAGCAACATGCCGCCCGATAACCCGGACGACGACCGGCGCAACGTGAGGCGGGCTGTCCCTCTCGACACCCCTGCCGACGCCCCGGCCAGCGACGTACCCGATGCGCCACCGGTCAGGGAGAAGGCCGAAGAGGAGTACGAGTACGACGACAGCGAAGAGGACGAGGACGACGATACGCCGGAGACGCCGGACAAGCCCAAGACCAAGAAGAAAAAGAGGAAATAGTCAGGTCCACCCCATCGCGCTCACGCGCTGCTGCGGGGCGCGCTTGGGTGGCGACAACCGTGTCGTGATCCAGTCGACCATGCCGCCATGCACGATCAGGGCGGCATACTGGAGGCAGTCGGCGACGTGCGAGAACCCCTCCGGGTCGTTCTTGTCGGGGACGGTCTTGAGCGCGCCCTGTTTGGTCTTGATGAAACGATAGCCTCCAGACATGGCACGACAGAGCTTAGGGCACCCACGGCGACTGATAACGAGAGCCGGGCCGCCCCCAACTTGGCGTCCCAGCAAGGTTTCAACGGCTCTAATGCGGGGCTCGATGTCATTGGTAGGAGCTGGAAACGCAGGAAGTCCAAGTCTTTTGAGAGCGTCAAAGCAGCTCTCTTCTGCGATTGAGCCCTTCGCAATGCCGCTCGGGTCACCGACCGTAGCAACGCGCCATCCGACGTACCTGTCGGAGTAGAGCTTGGGCTTGAGGCTCTCGACGACGTGTTTTTCGAGTCCGACATTTGTCCCTGCGACTTCCTCATGGACCAGCAGCCTCCCCATGTGATCGGGCTGGCAGATCAGTGACCATGGGTTGCGCCCGAAGTCCTGACCTATGATCAGCGGGTAGCCGGGGATCAGCAGGGTGTCGTCCACGGTGTGGAACGCCGCCCTGAAGGTGTTCCTGAACACCGCCGCGCCACTCGGGTCGTCGCCGTACTCGGCGTAGACGTAGCGCTTCACCCAGTCGCTGTCGGCGCCGTACATTTCCACGAGGCGCTCGTAGTATTTGCGTCCCTGCTTCTTTCTGACCGGGTGGTTGAGCGGCAGCGCGATGGTTTCGTCGGTCTGCACCAGCCAGTTGAGGTTCTCGGCTTGGTCGCTCATGCCGCTTGGCTGGATGAACCTGTCCCAGTCGGCGGGCAGGTTCTCCATGAAGGTGTGCCACGGGGTCATTTCGGTGGGCATGTTGGTGTCCGCGACAATGCCGAACCACGTCGGCTGGCCTCTGGCGCCCGATGGGTATCGTCCCAACCGGCCCGACACCGGGCCAAGGATGTTGAGGTCCATCTCGACGCATTCCGACAGCCACGCGCCCGTGAGCTGCATGGAGAGAAGCCTTGCTTGGTCTTCGGCGTCCTCCAGCGGGAGGAAGACCCACTCGGAGCGGATGTCCTCGAACGCGACATGGAACGTGCTCTCGCTGACTTTCCAGAGACCTATGCCGCGAGAACTCAGCCACGTCTCGCAGTCCTTCAGCACCGTGTCCTTGAGGGATTTCAGCGTCTGCCTGACGACTGCGAACCGGGTGTAGCGATAGCCGTCACTGGCGGGTCGCTGCTCGCACGACCGTCGCAGCAGCTCCATCATGCAGGCGGTGGTCTTGCCCGATCCAACCGGTCCGCCGGCAATGCGCCCGTAGGCCCCGGAACGCATGAATTTCGCGAGAGTGGGAGGTGGCGTGAAGACAAGGTCGTCGCCCATCAGGATGCCGCCTGCTCGATGACCTTCATGCTGGGGGAAGCCTCCTTCTCGAACTGCTCGCCGCCCAGATTGATCACGATCTTGAAGCGCTCGCCGAACGATTGTGGCCCGCCCAGCGCCGACTTGCTGCCGATCACACCCGCCATCTCGGCAAACAGCTTGAACAGCGCGACCTGCTCGCCCAGTGGCTCGGTGCGGCTCGACAGGCGTGCGGCGAGGTCGGGCATGGCGTTCTCGGAAGCAATTGCAGCCTCCAGCATCAGGCGCTTCTG